CTTTTTAGACGACAAGGAAATCAAGGTAGCTGACCTTAGCGATGAGCAGAAATATTTTCATTCACAGATCATCGACTTACGCAACCAGAAAGCAAGGATCAGCTTTCAACTGGATCAGGTAAATGCATCGCTGAAAGTTTTTGAAGACGCTTTTGTCAAATCAACACAAGAAAAAGCGGGGGAGGTTTTAGACCCCGAAGAGGAGTAAAAATGGCTGCAAAACTAACTATAGCTAAAGTAGACGCTAAAATAGAAAAGCATGAAGCTATTTGTGCAGAACGCTGGCGTGAAACGATTTATAGGATCAAGAGACTGGAAATTTTGATAATAGTGACTCTATGTTCCATGATCGGTGGCATGGCAAGTATTCTGACAAGACAGGTTTTTTGACGAATAAGTGAAAACGGGAAGCAAGATTACCCTAGGTTCTGTTGCTACTGTTTTGGCAGTAATTGCAGGATTGTGGGCGGTTGATGACAGGTATGTGAGCGCACAGGAAATGCAACAGTCGGTGTCCCAGATTCATCTTAGAATAGATGTAGAGAAGAAAAGGACATTGGACAGGGAATATTATGAATTTTTAAAGTTGGTTGCCGCGAGTCCAGATAATGAAGAGCTAAAGGCTCATCTGGAGGCAATCAAAGAAGAAAAGGAGGCGTTGGGGGCAAAGATCGACCAACGACTAGAAAATAATTAGAGGATAGGATTATGGAAATTATTGCAAACATTATAGCTATTTTTATGCTGGTCGTAACTGTAAGCAGCATAGTAACAGCAGTAACCCCAACCCCACAAGAGGGCTGGAAAAAGAAACTCTACGAGGTGCTGGATATATGTGCCTTCAATGTTTGGAAAGCTAAACAAAAATGAAAAGAAATTATTGGAACTGTGGGCTAAGTGAATGGTTTGTAAAACGCTTTATTTTTAACACAGAAAAAGTCCGAGCAAGGGATAAAAAAGGGCAATATGTTGGTGATGACAAATCAACTCCTGATGTCAATGAAGCCTACACAACAACCAAACGAAAATAAGGGAGATTAGGAATATGGATGGAGAAGTTTTACAAAGACGGAAAAATATCTAAAGAAGCGTACAATGATTATGTCTTTTACAGAAAGGGATTCTGGGTGTGTTTTGCTTATTTAATGTGGGACATGTTCAGGGTTTTCGGATGGCTTTAACACATGGACACAAACGAGAAAAAACAGACCACAATTGTAGTAAATCCAGCGTCTCCTACATGGTATAACCTAGCAGAAGGCTTTGACAAGTGGCGGGTTTTTCCTCGCCTTTTAATCACTCTTTACGGTGTAGCTTTTTATCGAACCACCGAATGGTTCATGCAGCTACCCGATCCCACTAATGCCCAAAGTGCTTTTGTGTCTGTAATTATAGGTGCTGGCGCAGCATGGTTTGGGCTCTATATTGGAGGTAGCAGCAGAAATGATTGAAGCATTAAAACTAATAGGCAAACTCGGTTCAACTTTCCTTAAAGGAAAAATAGCCAAAGGCGAGGCTAAAGCAGCCAACGCTGCAACCTGGGAAGAACAAGCGATGAAGAACAGCTCAACGAGTTGGAAAGATGAATATCTTACAATTATTTTTACGATTCCATTAATTTGCTGTTTTATCCCTTTTCTTGTGCCTTATGTAAAAGAAGGCTTTGCAGTTTTGGAAACGATGCCAGGCTGGTATCAAATAACCTTATCGGTGATTGTGGCGGCATCCTTTGGGGTGCGCTCAGTTATCGGGTTTATGAACAAGACGAAAAAATAAATGCCTTATTCCAAATATAATTTTAGACCAGGAATCAATCGGGAAGGAACTGATTATAGTAACGAAGGCGGTTGGTATGATGCCAATTTAGTGCGTTTTCGCCAAGGTAGGGCAGAAAAAATAGGCGGGTGGACCAAGGACACAAGCAGTACTTTTCAGTCTACTTGCAGAGCATTACATGCCTGGGTAAACCTTGAATCAACAAGATATTTAGGTTTAGGCACTACATGGAAGTACTATATTGAGTCTGGTGGTGGGTTTAATGACGTAACTCCAATTCGGACCACAACATCAGCCGGAGATGTAACTTTTTCTGCTTCTGATGGAGACGCTACAATTACTGTAGCAGATACCGCACATGGAGCTGTTAAAAATGATTTTGTTACTTTTAGCGGTGCAGTAACTTTAGGTGGGCTAATTACAGCCCCTGTTTTAAATCAGGAATACCAGATTGCAACTATTGTTAACGCCAACAGCTATACCATTGAAGCCAAAGATACAGATGGCGATGAAGTAACAGCGAATAGCAGCGACAGCGGCAATGGTGGTTCCAGTGTAGTTGGTGCATACCAGATCAATGTAGGTTTGGATGTATATGTAGAAGGTTCTGGTTGGGGAGCTAACCCGTGGGACGATGGAACATGGGGTTCTACAAGTGCATTATCCGCGACTAATCAATTAAGAATTTGGACACATGATAATTTTGGTGAAGACTTAATAATAAATGCTAGAGCAGGAGGAGTTTATTATTGGGATAATACTAATGGGCTAACGACTAGGGCAGTAGCTTTAAGTAGTCTATCAGGAGCTAATTTAACCCCTACAAAGGCGCTTCAAGTAATGGTGTCGGAAAAAGACAGGCATGTTATTTGTCTAGGTGCAGATCCTATTTCCGGTTCCTCTCGATCAGGAAGCATTAATCCCTTGTTTGTTTGCTGGAGTGACCAGGAAAATGCAGCTGAATGGGAACCAAAAACAGATAATACAGCGGGATCCATAACTCTTTCTTCTGGTTCAGAGATTATTGGTGGTCTTTCTTCAAGAGAAGAAATATTAATTTGGACCGATAGTTCTTTATATAGTATGCAATTTATAGGGCCTCCGTATACTTTTGGAGTTAATTTAGTTAACCAAGGTATTGGATTAGTTGGGCCTAAAGCCGCTGTTAATACGCCCAAGGGTGTATTTTGGATGGATCAAAAAGGTTTTTATGCCTACGATGGAAGTGTTTCAGCTGTTCCTTGTTCTGTGCATTATTATGTTTTTAATAGTTTTAATGTAGGTCAAGCGTATAAGGTCTTTGGTTTTTTAAACAAACAATTTAATGAAGTAGGTTGGTTTTATCCTTCGGGAGACGCCACGGAAATAGATAGATACGTCAGTTATAACTATCAAGAAAATGTTTGGAGTATTGGACAGCTCGTCCGTAATGCCTGGTTAGATGAGGGATTAGAAGCCTATCCCAGAGCAACTTATACTACTTCAGATGTGGGGTATTTATATCAACAAGAGACAGGTAATGATGCGGACGGTTCGCCCATGGACAATGTTTATATTGAGTCAAGTGATTTTGATATAGACGATGGAGAACTTTTTTCTTCTGTAAGGAACGTTATACCGGACGTTAAATTTACAGGAAGCGGTGGTTCTGGCCAAACGATTAATTTCATACTTAAATCAAGAAATTTTCCAGGAGAAAGTTTATCGACAAACACTACTCAAACAGTAACCAACAGTACTACTAAATTAAACACGAGACTAAGAGCAAGGCAGGCTGTTCTCAGAATCGAATCTGATGATGATAATGTTGCTGGGAGTCGTTTGGGGGTTGGATGGCGTTTGGGAGACACACGATTAAATGTTAGGCCTGATGGTAGAAGATAATGGCTAAATTATTAGAAACTCGATTACCTGTTGCGTTTAATGAAGTTGAACCTGCTCTTTATAACAGAATGATTAGAATTTTAGAGATCAATCTTGGAAGATTTGATCCTACGGCAACGCCACAATATAATGATAGTACTCTAAACGAGAACAAATATGCCGCTGGAGACGTTATTTGGAATACGTCTAAAAATGTTATACAAATATACACAGGAAATAAATGGCAAGACTTGTCTACTAGAACCGAAGTCGGATTATCCGCAACAGGTTCAGTTGGAACTTTAACTGTAGCTACAAATGGCTCAACAACGATTAATTTATAATGCCTATACAAAAAACTAACGGAGGATATAAATGGGGTAAACACGGAAAAGTTTACCCAACCAGAGCAGGCGCAGCAAAACAAGCCAGAGCAGCTTATGCCTCTGGTTACGAGGGCTATCAAGGTGGAGGCATTATTAAAGATTCATGGGTCAGGGACTGGCTTAAAAGCATGGGACAAATGGGCATTATGTCTAATCCTAAAGCCAGACAACTCTTACCTTTATTGATGGGCCTAAAACAAAATGTCCCACTTAAAAATATAGGTAAGTTCTATGCACAACAAGCAGCGCGAAATCAAGGCATACAGTCTTTGTTTAAAAAAGTTGGTCCTTGGGGAACATTATTAAGTAATCAAGGAGGGCCTTTGGGATTAGGTATTCTAGGCTCAAATAGACCTGTGGGCTCAAAAATACAGCAAATACTATTAGATCCTAGAGTGGCTGGCAGACTTAAATTCGCTCAAGCCTTTCCACAAATAGCAGGTCTTGGTTGGCTAATGAACAAAATCTCACCAAGAATAGAAGGACAAAGAGGACCTCTTGGACAAGGACTAGGTCCACAACTAGGAAACCTGGCTTCTAAGTTATTTGGAATAAAAAGCACGGAACAAGCGAAGAAAGATTTTGGTACAGGAATAATGGGCGGAACACTGGGGCCAAGAATAAGAAATTTACTTGGTTTAGGGAGCAGAAAAGACGAGTCTCCTATACAAGAAATAGAGGTCACAGCACAGAAAAGACAGACTCCAGAAGAAGCTGCTGGGATACACCCTGGTGCTCAACAGCGCTTTGCTTCTTGGTCTTCTCCTTTTGCCGCTTCTCAGTCCGAAGCTCCTCCTCTTCTAAGTGGTTTAGCGGGGGTTGATTTTCCTAGCACCTCTTTGCGAGGACGTTTTCTTCCAAGCGTTGACCAGTTAATGGCCGCTGAAGGAATGTCCACAGGTTCTTTTTTTGGAGATGATAACTATGCCCATTAAAAATAACAAATACAGTCTTGATCTTTTGCTACAAAAAATAAAAGCAGATAAAAAACGACTAAAAGACAAAGCACAGTTTATTTG